AGGTAAAAGGTGGTTATGAATCAGGTGTAACAACTTTAGCGTTCGATTGGGATAACGGTAACATACAAAAATCTTCTGCGACAGGAGCTCAAACTTTTTCTGGCGCCAACGCTATAGCTGGTTCTACTTATATAATTATGATAGGAACTCCTACAGTAACATGGGGCAGTTCAGTTAAATGGCCAGGAGCTACAGCTCCAACACTGGCAGGTACAACTAATATAATAACGCTACTATACGATGGTACTAGCTATTACGCTACTAGTGTTTTAAACTACTCATAATGATAGTACAACCTTTTAGTTTTTTACAAGGATCAGCAAGTGGCGGATGCGCACCTATACAGAACACTAACTTTGATCCAGTTCCAGATGTCGGTGATGGTTTTTCAACTAGTGAGGAACCACCTATAAACCCTTTCTATAATTATGCTTTAAGTGCTTGGATAATACCACAGTCACAAATGGGAACAGCTAAGCAAATAACTAGTATGTCATTTAAACAATATGGTAGAAGTGGTGCGGGTACTTATACTATGTTGAATCAATATGTTAAGTTTGGCCACACAACTGAAACATCTTTACCTAGTGGAACTTTTTATCCTAGACAGAGTAGTTCTACACCAGCGGCAGATTTAAGTATGTCTTACGTCTCTGGTTTCAATATATCAGACGAAATATTAGTTATGAGTGGAAGTTGGACTGTTAATGGTGGAAATGCTAATTCATATTCTGAATTAACCTTTAATGAAAACAACTTTTGTTATAATGGAACTGATAATATAATAGTTCTTTGGATTAGTAATTGGGGTGATTATGCATCAAATAGAGAATGGTTTGATGTAGATGATGGTTCTTCTTTTGTTTCTAATAAAGGAGCTTATGAAAAGTCTGACAGCACTCAACCAAGTAGTTTAGGTTTACAAAGAACATCAGAATTACCGGTAATAAGAATGAATTATTAGAAAATAAAAATGATAGATTTAACAGGACTAACAATAGAGTTAGACAAAATAGGAGATTTTATATATATAGATCAAGGAGTATTAAGAACAGGTGGTACTGCCGTAGATATTATATACGAGAATATAACTGAAGACAAAACTCAAGTAGATTCAATAGTGTCTACTTTTTTAGTTGGTTTCACTATAAATTCAATTCTTGAAAATGGAGAATATAAAGCTAGTTGCTTTATAAAAACATAAACAAAATATAAACAAAATAAAAAAATGGCTTTAAAAATAACAGCAAGCGGAGACGCTAAATTAGTAGTAAGTGGAACTGCTACTGAACTATCTGAAATCTACTCTAGACTAGAGTTTGGATTACCGAAGAACGGAGCGTCTATGAACGCTGGGTTATATAACTATGGATCTCAAGCTTTATATGAAGCTGAATCAGCATCTACTTTAAGACTAGATAATTTTGGAACTAACTACAATGTAGAAATAGTAGCTCCAGCTGAACAATCGCTAATGACTGGTCATGAAGGAGTTAAATCTCAACTAGAAGCTTTAGGTTATACAGTAGAAATAGTAGATTTAAGTTAATGCAAGTGATATTAATAATACAAACAAATAACAATTAAATTTTATTAAATGAAAATCAAAGAAGAACAATTAAAAAAGATACAAGAACAACAAGGTAAAGTATCTAAAATACTTAACGAAGTAGGATATTTAGAAGCTAATAAACACGGCTTACTACATGAGTTAGCAGAAATAAATAAAGAAGTAGAAGAATTTAAAGGAGAACTTGAAAAAGAGTATGGTCAAGTTAATATAAACCTTGAAGATGGTTCTTATACTGAGATTAAAGAAGAAGAGTTAGAAGAAGCTAATGTCTAATATAATTAGAAAAATTAGCATAGGTTCTGATTATAAGAATGATGCTATGCATTACTCTATTGGTCAAGAAGTTTATGGTGGTCATACTATATGTGATATAATAAGTAATGAGCTAGAAGGTGAGTATTCTATTTTTATTCAAAAAAATAATGAAGTATTACCTTGGAAAAAGTTTAATCGCAATATGGCTATAGCCGTTGAATTTGATCTTAAGTATTAATGAATAGTTTATATAAATTTATTGTTAAACCTTTAGTAAATAGATATAATAATACTAGAAAAATCGACAATAAAGAACTCATAATAAACACTAATATAGAAGATCATAAATTTGTTAGTAAAAAAGCGGTTGTAGTTTCGACGCCAGCCGCTTATACTAGTAAAATAAAAATAGGCGATGTTGTTTATGTACACCATAATATTTTTAGAAGATATTATGACATGAAAGGCAATGAGAAAAATTCATCTACATTTTTTAAAGATAATTTATACTTTTGCTCGCCTGAGCAAATATACTTATACAATTATAAAACACACTTAGATTATTGCTTTGTAAAACCTTTATTAAATACAAACAATCTAACGGTAGATAAAGAATTAGATAGTATTGGAATAGTAAAATATTCTAATAATCTCTTAGAACGCGCAGGAATAATACCTGGGACAAAAATATCTTTTACACCTAATTCAGAGTTTGAGTTTATTATAAAAGATGAGCGTCTTTATTGTATGAAATTTAATGATATAGTTTTGATCCATGAACACGAAGGAGACGAAAAAGAAAATAATCCAAGCTGGGCAAAAAGCTATTGAGGAATTAATAAAAGTAGCTAAGGAGAAAATAGTTGATTCAGATGATGACGTAAGTGCTGATAGACTTAAGAATGCAGCAGCAACAAAAAAACTTGCTATAATGGATGCTTTTGAAATACTAAGCAAGATTAACGAGGAAGAAGAAATGTTAAGCGATAAGCCAAAAGATAAAAAAGAAGAAAGATCTTTTAAGGGTTTTGCAGAAGGGCGTAGCAAATGATTTATAAACAAACTTTATGGCACGAAATTAAAGATGTTGTAAATCCAAAATTTTTAAAAAAACAAAACAGACTTAAGAAATGGAGTTATGGTTACAACGCTGATTATGACTTTGTTGTTGTAAGTAAAACAGGTAAAATTGGACAGATCATTGAAATTCAAAATCTCCGCGTTGCATTACCAGCAGAACATGAACCGTTTAAACGAAGCGAAGATAAAAAGAAGCAATACTGGGAAAAACAAGAATACCCTAAAGAATTAGCTAGAATTAAAAGTCGGTTTGATTGGGAAGAATATCCTACAGATTTTAAAGAAAAATGGTTTGATTATATAGATGAAGAATTTAAGAGAAGAGAAGAGGGTTACTGGTTCTATAATAATGGCGTGCCTACTTATATTACAGGCACTCATTATATGTACCTGCAGTGGTCAAAAATCGATGTTGGTTCAGCCGACTTTAGAGAAGCAAATAGACTCTTCTTTATATTTTGGGAGGCATGCAAAGCAGATGATAGATGTTATGGGATGTGCTATCTTAAAAACAGACGGTCTGGATTTTCTTTTATGTCCTCAGCAGAACTCGTCAACCAAGCCACAATATCTAGTGATGCCAGATTCGGCATCCTTTCGAAGTCTGGATCAGATGCTAAAAAAATGTTCACAGATAAAGTTGTCCCGATATCCGTTAACTATCCGTTTTTCTTCAAACCAATCCAGGATGGTATGGATCGTCCTAAGACCGAACTGGCATATAGAGTCCCAGCTTCAAAACTTACTAGACGTAAACTAGATGATAATGTAAAACTAAAAGAACTAGCTGGTCTTGATACAACTATTGACTGGAAAAACACAGGAGACAACTCTTATGATGGTGAAAAGCTAAAAATACTAGCTCATGATGAAAGCGGTAAATGGGAGAGACCTGACAATATATTAAATAACTGGAGGGTCACAAAAACTACGTTAAGACTAGGAAGAAGAATTGTAGGTAAATGTATGATGGGCTCAACTTCAAATGCATTAGACAAAGGTGGAAACAACTTCAAAAAATTATATTACAATTCAGACGTTACAAAAAGAAATAGAAACGGACAAACAAGTTCTGGCCTCTACTCTCTTTTCATCCCTATGGAATGGAACTACGAAGGATTCATGGATACTTTTGGATTACCTGTATTCACTACGCCAGAAAATCCAAAACTCGGAGTTGACAATATCCCAATTACAATCGGAGTTATCGAGCACTGGGAAAACGAAGTAGATGGATTAAAGTCAGATCAAGATAGTTTAAATGAATATTACAGGCAGTTTCCAAGAACTGAAGCGCATGCTTTTAGAGACGAAACAAAAAATAGTTTATTTAACTTAACAAAAATATACGAGCAAATAGACTATAACGATGAACTAGCTAATAGTTTTAATATAACTCAAGGTTCGTTTATGTGGGAAAATGGTATTAAAGACTCAAGAGTTATATTTATGCCAAACAAAAATGGTAGATTTATGGTTTCATGGGTTCCTCCGGTTCATTTGCAAAATAAAATAATAAATAAAAATGGAACTAAACACCCTGGAAACGATCATATCGGAGCATTTGGTTGTGACTCTTATGATATTAGTGGCACTGTCGACGGTAAAGGGTCTAACGGATCATTACATGGACTGACAAAGTTTTCAATGGAAGATGCACCGCCAAACCACTTTTTTTTAGAATATATAGCTAGACCTCAAACTGCTGAGATATTTTTTGAAGAAGTATTAAT